GGTCGTGCTGGCGATAGTACCGGTCACACCGACGCCGATTTTCTCCCCCTTCATTTCTGCGACCGGCAGGATATTAATCGTCTGCAGAAACGCGGATGATTCCTGCACTTTGTTCATCATCGTTTGCGTGACGGACGGCTCGACGGTGAATTTTTTACTGACGTCATCAGTGCTGATGCCGTTCAGCTCAGCGACGCGGGTCAGATAGGCATTGAACTTAAAACGGGTTTCCGGGCGCATAGTATTTCCTGTTTGAATTTATCGGTTAGTCACTGCATCGGACGGGGTTTCCGCCCGGTTTCTGTTCTGCGGTTTATCAGCAGTCGGTCAGCAGCTCATCGCCACCGCCGCCGCTGGCTTTCGCGCGTCGCGGCTGGCTGAAACTTTCGGTTTTATCGAGGGTGGTTTTCAGGTCGGAAAATGCCTGGCTGGTTTCTTCAACCTTGCCGGTCAGTTCCTGTTTAAAGGTGGCAAACGCGGTTTCCATATCGGAAAGACGCTTATCCTGCGCAGTGAGGTTGGTCTGCACATGCTCGGTGACAGCGGTCACCGCCTCATGCACATCATTCATGCGCGCATCGTCGCTGACCTGCTTACGGCTGAAAATGGCTTTCACCTTGTCAGTCAGGGCGGTAAATACCGTTTCCGGCTGGTCTTCAAACTCAATCTCGGCAAGCGTTGCCGCTGAAATCAGGTTTTCAGGGTTAGCCTTAAAGCGGTTAAGCGGGTTGTGTTTTGCATTGCGACAGAATTCGAGGTATTCGGTGCCGAGGCTTGCCGGGTCATCGGTCACAGCCAGACCAACGAGATAGCATTTGCCGCTGTTACTGAAATTCGGCGCAATTTCCATTGAGGTATAAACCTTCTGGAGCGCTTTATTCATTGCGACTAAATCATCGGATGGGCTGATTTTTGCGAGCAGCGCCAGCTTTCCGTTAAGCGCGGAGTCATCTTCGATTTTCTCCGCTTTCAGTTCGACCACATCGCCATAGCGTTTGAACGGGCTATCAGGCAACACGCTTTTGATGTGCTCAAGATTGATGCGGCAACCGTAGACGCGAGGGTCAAACGTGTCGGCCATTTCCTGAATATCACTGGCGCTGATAATGCGCCCGTCGCAGGTATCACCCTCGACGCCGATACGAAAGAATTTTGAGACTTTTTTTGCCATTGTCAGGAGTCCTGAGGTTGAGGTTACGGGTCAACGCCAGTTTCCAGACTCAGGGCACACCAGACCACTAACGACGGCTGGACAATCGCCCACACAACAGCACCTTAGCGAATCACTGACGGCCATTAAGTAGCCTTGCCCTGAATCCACTACGGCGAGGCATCAATGACCATTTCCACCGATACAACCTTATTGCATGACCCGCGACGACAGGCATCGCTGCTTTACTGGCAGGGCTTTTCCGTGCCACAGATTGCCGAAATGCTGCAGGTCAAGCGCCCGACCGTGCAGAGCTGGAAACAGCGCGACGGCTGGGACGGCATCGCACCGATTTCCCGTGTCGAAAGCAGCCTTGAGGCGCGCCTGATTCAGCTCATCGCCAAGCCGCAAAAGTCAGGCGGCGACTTCAAAGAGATTGACCTGCTCGGGCGGCAGATTGAGCGGCTGGCACGCGTCAACCGCTACAGCCAGACCGGCAACGAGGCCGACCTTAACCCCAACGTCGCCAACCGCAACAAAGGGGAGCGCAAAAAGCCGAAAAAGAACTTTTTCAGCGACGAGGCTATCGGGAAGCTGGAAGAATTATTTTTCGACCAGTCTTTCGAGTACCAGTTGCAGTGGTACCGCGCAGGACTGGCGCACCGTATTCGCGACATTCTCAAATCCCGCCAGATTGGCGCGACGTTCTATTTCTCCCGCGAGGCGCTGCTGCGTGCGCTCAAAACCGGCCATAACCAGATATTTTTATCGGCCAGTAAAACGCAGGCTTACGTGTTCCGGGAATACATCATTCAGTTTGCGCGACTGGTTGACGTTGACCTGACCGGCGACCCGATTGTCATCGGCAACAACGGCGCAAAACTGATTTTTCTCGGCACCAATTCCAACACCGCGCAGAGCCATAACGGCGACCTGTATGTCGATGAAATATTCTGGATCCCGAATTTTCAGAAGCTGCGCAAAGTCGCATCGGGCATGGCCTCGCAAAAGCATCTGCGCTCAACTTACTTTTCGACACCTTCCACGCTGGCGCACGGCGCTTACCCCTTTTGGTCTGGCGAGCTGTTCAACAAGGGGCGCGCCAGTGCTGCTGACCGCATCGAAATCGACATCAGTCACAGCGCGCTCGCCGGTGGGCTTCTTTGCGCTGACGGACAGTGGCGGCAGATTGTCACTATTGAGGACGCCCTTGCCAGTGGCTGCACCCTGTTCGACCTCGACCAGCTCAGACGCGAAAACAGTGATGAGGACTTTAAGAACCTGTTTATGTGCGAGTTTGTCGACGATAAGGCATCGGTATTCCCGTTCGAGGAGCTGCAGCGCTGTATGGTCGACGTGATGGAAACATGGGAGGACTTCACCCCGTTCGCCGACCATCCATTCGGCTCGCGCCCGGTCTGGATTGGCTACGACCCGTCTCACACCGGCGACAGTGCCGGATGTGTCGTACTCGCGCCGCCGGTGGTTTCGGGTGGCAAGTTTCGCATGCTGGAGCGTCACCAGTGGAAAGGCATGGACTTTGCCGCACAGGCAGAAGGCATCCGCAGGCTCACTGAGAAATACAACGTCGAATACATCGGCATTGACGCAACAGGCCTCGGTCTCGGTGTATTCCAGTTGGTGCGCTCATTCTACCCGGCGGCACGCGGTATCCGTTACACGCCAGAAATGAAAACCGCAATGGTGCTCAAGGCGAAAGACACGATTCGCCGGGGCTGTCTGGAGTACGACGCCGGTGCAACTGACGTCACGCAGTCGTTTATGTCCATCCGCAAAACCATGACCAGCAGCGGGCGCAGCGCCACCTATGAGGCCAGCCGCACCGAGGAGGCCAGTCACGCTGATATCGCATGGGCCACCATGCACGCCCTGTTAAACGAACCGCTTTCTGCCGGTAGCGGCATGCAGCCTAAATCTATTCTGGAGTTCAACTAATGGGTAAGCAAAAATCCCGTAAAACCGCCGCGCAGAAAGCCCGCGCACCACAGCAACTGAAAGCCAGCGCACCGCAAAAAATTGAGGCGTTCACCTTCGGTGAGCCGGTGCCGGTGCTCGATAAGCGCGACATTCTGGATTACGTCGAGTGCATCAGTAACGGCAAATGGTACGAGCCGCCGGTCAGCTTCTCCGGGCTGGCAAAAAGCCTGCGCTCTGCAGTGCATCACAGCTCACCGATTTACGTTAAACGCAACGTGCTCGCGAGCACCTACATTCCGCACCCACTGCTGTCCCGTCAGGATTTCAGCCGCTTTGCGCTCGACTATCTGGTATTCGGTAACGCCTTTCTTGAGCAGCGCCACAGCGTCACCGGCCAGTTAATCAAACTGCTGACTTCACCGGCAAAATATACCCGGCGCGGGGTCGATGACTCGGTTTTCTGGTTTGTGGAAAACTTCACTCAACCGCATGAGTTCGCACCCGATACCGTGTTCCACCTGCTGGAGCCTGATATTAATCAGGAGATTTACGGCCTGCCTGAATATCTCAGCGCGCTTAATTCCGCATGGCTGAATGAATCCGCGACGCTGTTCCGCCGCAAGTATTACCAGAACGGCGCGCACGCAGGTTACATCATGTATGTGACTGACCCGGCGCAAAGCGCGACTGACGTCGAATCGCTGCGCGATGCAATGCGTAACTCTAAAGGGCTCGGCAACTTTAAAAACCTGTTTTTCTACTCACCGAACGGGAAACCGGACGGCATAAAAATCGTGCCATTGAGCGAAGTCGCCACAAAGGATGACTTTTTCAACATCAAGAAAGCCAGCGCCGCTGACCTGATGGATGCGCACCGCGTACCGTTCCAGCTAATGGGTGGCAAGCCCGAGAATATCGGCTCACTCGGTGACGTTGAGAAGGTGGCAAAGGTATTTGTGCGTAACGAGCTGTCGCCGCTGCAGGACAGGTTCAGGGAGGTAAACGACTGGCTCGGCATGGAGGTCATCAGGTTCAAAGAGTACACCCTCGACAACCCGGAATAATTCCCCCTCAAGCCGCCATCATGGCGGCTTTTTCATACCCGGCCATCATCACGCCTCAGACGCTCCACACGCGCACAACCACACCCGACCACAACGAACCGACAGCGACCACGAAAGCGCCATCACGACGCGCTCAGACGATAATTTTTATTATTACGCACCACCGCTGGCGCGCAATGCTTTCCCCGCCACGCCTGCCCGCTTTATGGGTCGGTTTTAATGCAGTTGCATCACCACGATGGATCCGCACCAGCTCTGGCGGCGCACGGACAGAACAGGCACCACTGACGCATGCAAAACAATGCACCTGATGCATGCATTGCTCACATTCGTATTTTCAACACGCTATCTACTCAGTGCTTTATCATTTGGCGTGGCTTCAATAACCATAATATCCAAATCCAAATATGCAAAAATCGCACGTGCTTTGGCACAAAACCTTTGGTCTTTACTCAAAATAGCATCACAGTAAATTGCCATAGCCGTGTGGTTCGCATCACTTAAAATGGTTGGGATTTTTTCAATGCGATTGAGCCCCTTATCTGGATGGAAACCTAGAAAATTAAGAACAGTATGACAACCTACGACACCCAAATATAAAGGCCAATTCTCATACCCCTGTTTGTCTAATGGCTCAAATCCATAGAATTGTTCAATAGTCATTTCCTTATGATTAATACGCAACATTTCCCATATTAGTACAAGGGGATTTTCCTTAATTGAAATGTTGCTAGCGCGGCCTCTGCCGGTACCAATTGCCGTACGCGAAGCATCCAAACTCTCAACTTCCTGCAATTGACCGCAAACAACTGACTCAATACCCGCAACTGCTCGCTCTATCTGAAGCTCTATATCTTTAGTAGCACTGCCATCTGGCGACAAAAGAGCATAAAGAAATTCTTTTAATTTTCGAGGCTGATGAAGGATTTCACTGTAATTATCTGCGCCTGCTAGCCGCGCCAAGAACTGCATTTGTGATTGCATGAGTTCATCAACATTGACTTCACTGATGTTATCAAGCCACTGCTGATACATATCTTTTGGCTCACAATAATCATGAAGAAATGCGCGCCCAGTGAGTCTAAATTGATTATCTAATTCGAGTTCTAACTTTCTTGCTTTAAGATTTTTCAATACATCTAAAAAACGCATATCATTAGCACGTTTGATTTCATTAAAGCTTTCATCCGAATAAACCCAAACCGTGTCGTTTGGAGCCTCTAATTCCATTCGATTCTTGCTTATTTCGTCCAAAATATTGTGGTCAAGATAAATCTTCATAACACCTCAATGTAATTTTGAGAGACATTACCGATAGTTGCAATTTCTGACTCCAACACTTCCTACTTTTTCTATGTCTTGGCTAACGCCTCGCAAGGTTCGTTGTTCAACCCCGCCAGCACTGAAAGCGAGTTTCAGAACCGGCGGCGTTTGCCATGTTTAATTGCCGAGTATCGAATCGACCTCACCCGTTCGCACGTTGACGCGTGCCGCTACGGTCTGCTTGACCACGCCACCATAAGCATTCGTGCCGCGAAACGTTGTTTTTACAACGGCGTGCGGGTCTTTATTCAAAATCAGATGGTAGACCGTTGAAACATGTTTATAAGAGGAATCATCATTCATACTGGCTTTTATCAGCTTCTCTAACGGGCGATAAGAGCCATCCCAACCGCTAAAATTACCCTGAAATGCGTCAAGGTTGATTTTATTATTCAGAGATTGTGGATCCTTCTCGAAGTCGTTGAAACACCACCCCAACACATCACTGAGCTTTAACGCATCATCTTTAGTAAAAGTGTACTCGCTCATACAGGCATAAAAGGCATCAGCAGAGCTGGCCGGTACATCTTTGAAGCTAACATAGTTTTTAACGATATCGTGCCGGGTTTCTTTTGGCTCGTTGCGATATTCTTTGAGGGTTTTATCTGCGTACTCAAACGCAGGCGTAGCCGGTTCCACTTTAACCGCCGGTACGTCAGTTTTTGCCACCGGCTGACTTTTTTCAGTCGGCCATAAGATTGAGCCAATAACGCCCAGCGCCAGACAACCACCGAGATAAACCGCACTGGAGCGCTTACGGTTCGGCATTCGAACCAGCGACGGCTTGATTAACCCGACGATAAAAGCAATAAAGAGAGCCAGAGATAAAAATGCTATTACAGTATCCATGATTTTCCTTTGTGTGTAATCCCATAAAAAACAACCCCATGCTATCAAACATGGGGTCGATGGTTGCAAATTTTTCAGGTATTAACGCCAGCTCTCATCTTCCCACACTTCCTGAAGGATACTATCCAGCGCTTCGCGGTCTGAATCTTTATCGAACCCCATCAACTCGACCCCGGTCATGGATCCCTTTTTAACTGTAACGCGCGTTGACGGAAAAACAGACTGTATTCGCCTGGTCAATTCGCATTGAAAAGCATCAATTATCGGCTGTCCTATTTTTTGGTCTTTATCTAACGTGATATTTACCTTCACCTTGCTCTCCTTTGCAAAAGTCTCATCGACAGGCGGAGCGGAAAAAACAACGGAAAAATTATTGTTTTTCATTAGGTTGCCTTTTGCTATTTCCGCAATCAAATTTAAGGCAATTTCTCGGTCTCGCTCCTGACAAGCCCCCTCAGTCGTCAGACGCGCAATCATTTCGACACGCTCTATCATGACGTGCTCTCTCAACTCTCTATCCACACAACCTCCATAACGAGATACTGTATAAACATACAGTATCACGTATTGGCAAAAGGTGTGAAGAAAAAAATCACAGTTAAATACACTGTATGTACATGATATGGATGAATATTAGCGGTTACATTTTCGTTGCCTGCTCAGCTAAAGCCGCAACACGATTAAGGATTTTCCAGGCTTTCGCCTGATGTGAAGGAGCAGCAGCAAAGATTTCACCTTGTGACGTTCCGCGCACCCATCTACCGTTAAAACAACTTTTACCACCGGCCATCAGGTGCAGGGCTTCGCCCCGGCTGATTGTGATGCCGGTTGTTAGATGTATCTCGTCGATAGTTTTCGTTATAGCGACGTTTTGCTTATCCGTTCCGTGGATGAATTTTCGCCGTGTTGTTGGCTTTTTCTTCCTGAGTCGGTTCGTCAACTCTCGTCTTTCACGCCGACTCAGCGGTTTTGTTAAATCGAGTATCGGTGGATCGCTTTCGCTTCCCGTACAGTTATTGACAGAACTCCGAGGGACGGCGAAGCCGTCCTGAAGGTCAACGGCCAAATCAACGGCACGCTTCGGAACAATTTTCCACTGCGTAAGCCGGGTTAAAATCGGAGTGCCTGCGCCAATGGTGGAATCGTACACACCTTTGATACAGACTATTTCCTCACCATACTGATTAAGCTCTGTTCGCGGCTCGTAAAGAGTGCGCACCTGTAATTCGTCCCGACGGACGAAAGGCCCACCCTGAGCGTTAACATAGTCAGCCCAGCGGCCATAATGAGCGGCGTCATGTACTTCGGCGAATTCAACACTAAGCGCTCTTGCCGTTTCCGGGTCAGCCATTTTTCGAAGTTCCCTATATACCGTCACAGGAGCACCGCCGATAAACTGAAACTGACGGATATGCCAGCGAGCCGCCCATGCTGAAACGGCGGGCGCCGTCTCTTTTAGCAGCTCACCGCTTTCGTCATCGGTTTCGTCATCGAGAGCATAACCGTCGATGTTTTTAGAAATGTATTTCGCGACATAACCGGTAGCACTGCCTTTCTCCGGGTCGATAGCCTCAGCATGAAAGCGGGCTTTTTTAGCCTTATCACTTTTAAGTTCGTGGCGGTCTTCCTCCCATGCATAATCGCGGATGATTAGTCGCACGCGCTTGACGTCTTCCGGCAACATGAACATAAGCATGTGCCAATGCGGCGTTCCATCGTGATGAGGCTCGGCAACACGTATGCCGAAAATGCGAATTGCTTCCCGATGTAGCTTGGCACGAATGCGCGCCCAAAGGCCGGTTAGGTAGCTCTGCGTGTCCGACGGGCTGGCTCCGTTCCATTTGCTGTTACGGTATCCCGCTTTAGTCGTGGCGTGATATTTAGACGGTGCGGTCAGGGTGTAAAACTCCCCGACGTATCCGAGTTCATTGCAGATATTTTCAAACCCACGGATGCGGGTCATCAGCTCGCAGCGGCGTATCGCAGGGTTAGCGACCGAACCGTCAAACTTTTCAATCAGGCTGATACGATTGCCGTCTTCGTCTTCGAGATCCAGACCTTTGAGAAATTCACGAGTGCGGCGCTTTTGTTCACGCCAGTCAGTCACGCAGTTTTTACTCGCATAGGCATGCTTTTTCTTGCTGACGTTGCCGACAGCAATTTGCAGATGTTCGCGCCATGCAGCCGCAATGCGACGCAGGCGGCCACGCCACCACACATCGTTAAACATTCGGGCGATAGCCGGGGCGATTTCATCTTCGCCAACATATTTCTTTATCACCCGCTCCCAGTGCGGCGGGGTAACGTTGAATTGCAGGGAAATGAAACCGGCTCGCATGTACCAGGTGTACAGCGTTTTGAGCTCGCTAAATCCGGTGTCATCAATGTCGGCCAGTTCTGCACGAATGAAATTTGCGATATCAGCGGCCAAAAGGTCGATATCGGCGCGCGACATATCAGGGAGGCGGTTATATCTGGCAACCATATTGACCATGCGTGACGCCAGATACTGCATAAGCTCGGTATCAAAATGACCACCAAAAACAGCGGTTGATACATTGCTGTTGATACCTGCGCACTCATATTTTTTTGCGACCAGTTCAAGACGTGGCAATGCCTTTTTGCAGAAGCTGATTAAAAAGGCATTGGCTCGTTGACTGCCCTGATTTTGCTCCAGCACCGCAGCGGTGCGATAAACGTCAAAGCGCACGCACTCGGGCTGGAGAGAAAGCACTTTTCTCGCATGCAGCAAAGCCGCGAACATACGGTCGCGGCGATACTGTTGGTCATAGGTAAGATATGGGCTGGCTATTGCCTGTTTTGGAAAATTCCATACAAAGGCATAATCAATCTCACCCGTAGCCTTTGCTGAGACAGGAGTGTCTATGACTTTATTCACTGAAGAAGATCCCACCCAACGCCGCTATGTTGATTTGATTACAGAGGTGACAGCTTTCGAAGCTACGAAAGAACCAATGAAGATCATTTCCGCATCCGACATGCTGGGCATTTGCGATGCTTTTCTTTCTGAGACTCAATGCCACATAGCAGACCGGCTACCTCTTTCAATAGCTGGTCGGCATGAGCTAGGTCGGAAAATTGAGTGGAATTGTCCACATAGCTGGAAACCACGCGAAGAATGGTCAACACATGTTCGGCACGCCTTACAAATTTTAAATCGACGTTATTTGGATACCCCAGTATCTCAACTGGATGACTGGCAGACCTGGGAAGAACTATCGACAGATATTCATGTGTCGGCTCGCTGTACTCGGCGGACTGTTGAGTTTTATCGCTCTGGAAATCCCCAGCATTTACCGATGTCGACTGAGCTTTTTGCTGTTCCCGAAGTTTTTTCAAAATTTGTAGCTTCGATTCTTTCGGGTGATATTCACCCTGTTTGGATGTGGCATGCTGACGCAGCCAAAACGCCGCGATGCCTCGATGGGCTTTATCCCAAATACGCGCCGCTTTCTTGAACTGGCTTAGTGGTCTGGTAGTCATATCGCACCCCGATAGTGTTTTAATTTAAGTTCGGCGATTTGCTGGCAGGTCACGCAAAAAGCCACGCCCGGAATCACAGCGCGGCGAGCTTCCGGGATTGGTGCGTCACATTCTTCGCAAAGAAAACGGGAAGGCGCAGCGATACGGCTGCGCGCGTTGCTGATGTGGCGCTCGCGGTCTTCCTGCTCGCGCTGTTGTGCTAAATCCATTGCGTCGGCCATTAGTGCAACTCCTGTGATTCATTCTCAAAGCGGGTTGCTTCACGGCGCAGCAGTTCGGCAGCTTCGGTACCGCTCATACCTTCTTTGGTGATATGGCTAGCCAGCGCCTCAAGGCGGATGGAAACAGCGAGCGCGCGGTCTTTGCGTTCCTCTTTTTTGGCATCTGTCAGCAATACGGCCAGCGCTTCGGCATCAGCCTTTAAACTACGGGATTCGGCATTACGCATAATTAACTCTCCTGATTTTGGGCAATAAGAAGCCCGGCGGGTTTACGCCAAGTAATTACGTTTAATTAATTAACTGTATCCAAATACAACAGCAGGTTTGCTTTTTAACTGCTTGATGATTTCGGCTTTTAATCCATCCTTAAATTCTTTGCAGCACTCCCACTCAGGGTCAACGCGAAGTATTGCGCCGTCGCGGGTTTTAATTTCAAAACCTTCCTCCATATTTGGAATCATGGCACCTAAAACAATTCTTAATTCATCGCGTGACATGTTTAATCCCTTTAATAATAAAGTGAACAATACGAATAATTAAAAAGTCTGACGATTTCGGCGGCTTTGTTTTCAGCCCTTTTAATAATTCGGACTGAGAGTGGCACGGGTGCCAGCGCTTACCATCTTTACCCGCGATCCAGCCGTGACCGTAATGCATACCCGGACTTTGCTTAACGAGCAGAGATGCGAATGAGGGTTCACCTTTCAGCATACGCACCTCAAATAAGCCCGAACGATGCGCCAATACCGCTCATGGTATCGACCACGCTCGACATAGCGGGATTAGTCTGCAGACGCGCATGCAGCGTCAGGGCCGATAATGACAACATGCGAATGCCAGCATTAACGCTTTCAATCATGTTGTGCTTACGGGCAGAGGTCAGACGTTCATCAGATACCGCACCGCTTGCCAGTTCGCCGAGTTCACGCATTGCGCACATGACATAAGACTGCAATTTATCTTTAGCCAGCTCATTAACCGGCACGCATGGCAGGCAATGAATCTGCGCCAGAAAACCATCAACAAGGGTTGAGTCTTCGGTCAGGTCAGTCAGCAACCACAATTCAGGCGGCGTAAACTGGTGAGGCTGTTCCGGGTTGAGCTTGTTACGTAACGTTTGAACGTTCATACCTGCACGCTCGGCCAGCTTCGCCATGTTGTGACGCTGCGCAAAAGCCCGGCACGCTTCGTCATAGTGGGGATGTTTGGAAACCTGAAAATCAAACATGTTGCATCCTTCCAATTCACATAAAGTGAATTAAGCGCCGATGACGAGTTGAAAACGGGAATGACCCAACGCCTTACGCAACTGCTCTTCTTTCCAGCGTGCATAATAAATGCGAATCGGGCCACCTGCTTTCTTACAACCTTTCCGGATGGTACGTGGTTCGATTGGTACACAAGGGTTGTCGCCGGTTGTCCAGCGGTAGGCGGTGCGTTCAGAAACACCCTCAAGCTCTGCGAATTGTTGCAGAGTAACGATAGGTGCAGGCACTTTGATGATTGCGATTTCAGAAGCCATATTGCATGATTCCTTATTTGAAAATTTCTGACAGTGATTGCCAAAGTTTTGTCGACGCTTGCCATCAACTGCCACCAACAATCGAATCCTAATGCGATTATTAGCATTGGTCAACATGAGAATGCGATTTATGGACTTTGAAAGCCAAATATCAAACGAGGAAGTTTTAGACAGAATCTGTCAGGTCTACGGATTCACGCAGAAAATCCAGCTCGCTAATCATTTCAATATCGCAGCCAGCACGCTGCAAAACCGCTATACGCGGGACAACGTCTCCTATGATTTCGCTGCATTCTGCGCCCTTGAGACGGGCGTAAATATCCAATGGATCCTGACTGGGAAAGGCCCACAAAAATCAGATGAAAACTCAAAATCGTCTTACGAACTCCAGTCATTCACATTAAGTGAAGGTAGACTCACTAAAACTGGAATTTTGAATATCGATCCCGAGCTTTTCGAAAAGCCTTTGAAAAGTGCCATTTGTGTTAGAAGCGAGAACAAAAGCTACATCGCTGAGAAAGATGCACCTTTAGCTGACGGCTTCTGGATTGTTGATGTTGAGGGCGCAATCAGCCTCCGTGAGTTAACGGTTCTACCCGGTAAAAGGTTGCATGTGGCAGGTGGCAAAGTACCGTTTGAATGCGGGATTGATGAGATAAAAACGATTGGCCGTGTAGTGGGTGTATACAGCGAGGTTAATTGATGACTGTCCGTAAAAATCCGGCTGGCGGTTGGATTTGTGAGCTCTACCCAAACGGTGCAAAAGGCAAACGTATCAGAAAGAAATTCGCTACTAAGGGCGAGGCTCTGGCGTTTGAACAGCACACCGTTCAAAACCCGTGGCAGGAAGAAAAGGAAGACAGGCGCACGTTAAAAGAGCTGGTTGATTCATGGTATAGAGCTCATGGCATTACACTGAAAGACGGCTTGAAACGCCAGTTAGCCATGCACCATGCTTTTGAGTGTATGGGCGAACCACTCGCACGCGATTTCGATGCGCAGATGTTTTCCCGCTACCGAGAAAAACGGTTAAAAGGTGAGTATGCCCGTTCAAACAGAGTGAAAGAGGTATCACCTCGCACGCTTAATCTTGAGCTGGCCTACTTCCGGGCAGTGTTCAATGAGCTAAACCGCCTCGGGGAATGGAAGGGTGAAAACCCACTGAAAAATATGCGCCCATTCCGCACAGAAGAAATGGAAATGGCCTGGCTAACTCACGACCAAATTTCGCAACTGCTCGGAGAGTGTAATCGGCACGACCACCCTGATTTAGAAACCGTGGTAAGAATCTGTCTCGCCACTGGCGCACGGTGGTCTGAGGCCGAGAGCCTGAAAAAAAGCCAGCTCGCAAAATACAAAATCACATACACCAACACGAAAGGCAGAAAAAACCGCACCGTCCCAATCAGCAAAGAGCTCTATGAGTCTCTGCCTGATGATAAAAAAGGCCGGTTGTTTAGCGATTGTTATGGCGCGTTCCGATCAGCTCTGGAAAGAACAGGCATTGAACTACCGGCAGGACAGCTTACCCACGTTTTGCGCCATACCTTCGCCAGCCACTTTATGATGAATGGCGGTAATATTCTGGTCTTGCAACGCGTGCTCGGCCATACCGACATCAAAATGACGATGCGATATGCGCACTTCGCGCCAGACCATTTAGAAGATGCGGTTAAACTGAACCCTTTGAATGATGCAATCAACTCTTTTAAAAGTAAGCTTAAAAGTTAG